GTTCTGGCCCGCATGGGAATGGGGACCCCAGAATAGGCCTTGGTATCGGTATGTCTGCGCGGCCTACTCCAACCACCTGACCGAGCGCGATAACATGCGATGCCGAAACATCGTCATGTCGGATCGCTATCAGCGACTTTGGGGGTCTCGCTTCAGGATTTCCAACGAACAATTCACTAAGGTCAAATTCGCCAACGACAAGACCGGCTGGAAATTGGCCACGTCTACGGGCGGCATCGGCGTCGGTGAGCGTGGCGACAGGTTCGTCATTGACGATCCCAACAACACCATGATGATGGAGTCAGAAGCCGTCCGCTGGACCACCAACATGTGGTTTACGGAAGTCGTGCCGGATCGCTTGAATAACCCCAAAGAAAGCGCAATTGTTGTTATTCAACAAAGACTTCACGAGGAAGACGTGTCCGGCGTCGCCCTCGATAGAGACCTTGGCTACACCCATCTGTGTATCCCGATGGAGTATGTGCCACATGGCTTTGTGACGGGCTATGACGTTGACGGCAAGATCAAGAACTTCAATCTCTGGGAAAAAGACGAACCCCAGCCGGAAGAAATCTTCTGGCAGGACCCGCGCGCCGAAGAGGGTGAGCCCGCATGGCCAGAGCGGTTCGGCCAAGAGCAAATCGAGGAGCTAAAGCGCGCCAAGGGTCCCTATGCGTGGGCTGGCCAGTACCAGCAAAGCCCGGAAATCCGTGGTGGTAGTATCATAAGGAGAGACTACTGGCAGAAGTGGGACGATACCAGATTTCCAGAAAACATAGAGTATATCGTCGCCTCCTTGGATACCGCTTACACCGAAAAAGAGGAGAACGACCCTTCGGCATTGACCATCTGGGGTGTGTTCCGGGACATTAACAAGAACCCCAAGGTCATCCTGCTCCATGCGTGGCAGGAGCGAATGGAAATTCATCAATTAGTTCAAAAGACTATCGCAAGCTGCATGGGCGATCCATCGACCGGCCGCCCGCCTGTGGATAGGCTGCTTATTGAGGCCAAGGCTTCAGGCTTGTCAGTAAGTCAGGAGATCAGGCGCATTATTGGCTTCAATGGCAAATTCGGCATCGAGCTAATTAACCCGACCAAACAAGGCGATAAGGTTGCCCGCGCCCATAGCGTCCTGCACCTGTTCACAGACGGCATGATCTATTCCCCGATGGGCTATACGTGGTGCGATAGCGTCATCAATCAGGCCGCCGTCTTCCCCAAGGGCTCCCATGATGACTTGGTGGACTCAACCACCATGGCGCTGCGGTATTTGCGCGATTATGGCTTCGCCCTGATGCGAAATGAGGCCACTTTTGATTACGAGCAAGAATTCCAATATAAATCGCGCTCAAGAGCGCTTTATCCTTGTTAGCGCGCTCTTAAGGGCAGGGGCATGGTTAGAACCGTCAATACAGGAACGCTGCGTCTGGAAGACCCAGAGCGCCCTAATCCGTTTACGACCCCCTCCACGATTGATCTTGCACCGCAGCAAACTCCTGCTATGACGGTCGAAAATGGCGTCGGCAAGATCGAAAATCCTGATGGTTCTCTTACTGTTGATTTCTCTCCAAAGGTATCTAAAGGCCAAAGCGGCAAGAAAGACTGGTACGCCAACCTAGCTGACGAGATTGGTAGTGCCGAGCTTGGCCGGATCGCAACCGAGCTTCTGGAAGGTATCCAGCAAGATGATCAGTCCCGAAGGGATTGGTTGGATACCCGCTCCAAGGGCATCGCCCTGCTTGGCTTAAAGCTCAATGACCCCAAGTCAGAGGCTTCCGCAGAGGGCATCTCGACCGTCCAGCATCCGCTTCTGTTGGAGGCTACCCTTCGGTTTCAGGCCAATGCGCGCGGCGAGCTTCTTCCGGCTGCTGGCCCCATCAAAATCCGCAATGACGCGCCGGTCGCGCCCAAGCCCCCGCCGCCGCCCCCGATCCCATCACCGACCATGCAGCAGCCGCCTCAGAACGGCCAAGGTCCGATGCCAGCTATGCCGAATGGAGGAGCATCACCCGGCACCGCTCCTCCTAGCCCGGGAATGGGGGCGCCTCCTCCCATGCCCCCTCCCGGGCCACCATCTCCTCCTCCGACCGGCTTGATGGCGCCGCCCAAGCCAGTAATCCCCGGGGGTATGACAACTGCGTCCGATGAATTAGCAGAGGCACTGGAAACAGACCTCAATCATTGGATCACGTCAGTTGCGACGGAATATTATCCCGATACAGATCGGATGCTTTTCTGGGTTGGTTGTGGCGGTCAGGGCATCAAAAAAGTCTATAATTGTCCTCTCCGTCGTCGCCCGGTCTCGGAAAGTATCGATGCTGAAGACATCATTGTCTCCAACGCAGAGACAAACCTAGAGAACTGTGGGCGCATTACCCACCGGATCAAGATGCGTCCTGCGGTCCTCAAGAGGATGCAGCTTGTCGGCGCCTATCGCGACATTGAGCTTCCGGTCCAGCAGTCCATGATGCCGGACCCGGTAAAAGAAAAGAAAATGGAAATTCAGGGCATCACGCCGCAGATCACGCGGCCTCAGGATGCCGATCATGAAATCTATGAATGCTACTGCGAATTGGACATCGCCGGGTTTGAGCATACCAATAAAGGCAAAGTAACCGGCCTCCAATTGCCTTATGTGGTCACGATCCACAAAGAAAGTCGCCAAATCCTCGCCGTCCGCCGCAACTGGCGCGAAGACGACAAGATGTGCTTGGCCAAAGAATACTTCGTGGATTTTGCCTTTGTGCGCGCGCTTGGGTTTTATGGTATTGGTCTTATCCATATTCTTGGGAACACTACGAGTGCTCTTACGGCGGCATGGCGCATTCAGCTTGATGCGGGCATGTTTTCTTGTTTTCCGGGCTTCGTTTACGCGAAACAGTTCGGCCGCCAGCTAACCAATCAGTTCCGCGTCCCGCCCGGGGGCGGCATTGCTCTGGATACGGGCAATCTTCCAATCAAAGATGCCGTCATGCCGCTGCCCTACAAGGAGCCCGGCAGCGCGTTCATGCAGCTTACCCAGAACATCGAACAGCTTGGCCAGCGCGTGGGTGGAACGGCCGAAATCCAAGTGGGCGAGGGCAAGCAGGACGCCCCGGTCGGCACCACGCTGGCGCTCATTGAGCAGTCCACCAAGACCATGGATGCCGTCCACAAACGGCTAACGGCGGCCCAAGGAAAGGAATTCCAGCTTCTCAAAGAGCGCTTCAAGGAGGACCCTGAAGCCTTCTGGCGCCACACCAAGAGAACCACCTATCGCTGGGAAAAGGCGCAGTTTCTGGAGGCGCTGGAGAACAGCAATCTGGTGCCGGTTGCCGACCCGAACAACCCGACCAGCATGCATCGCATTGCCAAGGCGGTTGTGATCAAGACCCTCCAGCAAGGCGCCCCTGATCTCTATGACCCTATCGCGGTCGATACGCGCATCATGCGGATTACTGGCATCGATCCTGAGGGTCTGTTCCGTCAGACCCCGGCACAGCCGCCGCCGAACCCGAACCTGATTGCTGCACAGGCCAAGCAGCAGGCCAACCAGCAGCAGGCCCAATCTCAGCAACTGCAAATGATGCTGAAGATGAAAATTCAGGAAATGCAGTCTCAGGACAAGGCTGCGGATCGTCAGTCGCGCGAGCGCACCGAGCAGATGAAAATCTTGCTGGAGCGCCTGAAAATTCAGGAAGAGTCGATCATTCATCGCAGCGAGTCTGAGCACGACATGCAGTCGCAGGCTCTTCAGCTTCTGCTCGACCATCACCGCGATCAGGCCAAGGCTCAGAACGATATCGCGCTCAAGCAGCAGCAACAGCAAGCCGACATGCATATGAAGCGTGGCGGCATGATCATGGACCTTCAGCCGAAGCGTGAGCAGAAGGAAGCTGAGCGCCAGATGGCTCGCGAGGAGCATGAAGAGGAAATGGAGCGCGAGCGCCAGCGCCATCAGCATGAAATGAGCATGCAGCAGGACAAGCATGAGCGCGAAATGGAGCTTATGCGATCCCAGCAAGAAAGTGAGCTTGAGCACCAGCGCGAGACTTCACACGAGGAGCTAAAGCACAAGCGCAACATGGATCGTCAGGATCGCGTAACCAAGCGTCAGGAAATCCAGAGCAAGGAACGTATCGCCAAGATCGGGGCGAAAGCCCAAGTGCAGGCCGCCAAGCATTCTGCCAAACGACCAACAGGGGGAGCAAAGAAATGAGTGAAGCTGCCGAGTCCATTGCACCGCCAAATCTAGTTCTTTTGCAGGGCTTTTTGCC